ATTCATCAAGACCGTCTGGCTGATCAATACTGTCAGAGTATGAAGAAAGGCCAGCAAGGCCTTGCCCCATCGATTCGGCACACTTCAGCATTCCACGCAGTATTGATATGTTCATACAAATACGGCCCGGCTGTTTCCAGCCGGGCCGAAAGATTCGACAGTGCGAATCGTTAGTCCTTCTTCTTCTTGCCGCCAGAAAGCGCCAGTCCAGCGCCGCCAAGCCCAAGGCCACCGAGAGCAAGCACTGGGGACGCTTTCATGGCATTGTTCAGCATCTCTGAACGAGCATTCGAAGCCATCATCCGACCAAGCGCGGAGTTCCTTGCCGGGCCAGATGCGCGCATAGCCTTGACTTGCCGAATAATCGACCCGGGAAGATCTCTGGTTGCCGCAAGAGACTCTCCCACGCGCACCTTTGCGCTAGCCAGAAGTTTCTTGATTGCCGCAACACTCTTGGCGCTGCCACCGGCAGCGATCTTGCTCAGCTCGTCCTCAAACGCCGCCCCCTTGATCTGATCCAAATACGCAACCTTGTTCATGACACACTCCTTGTGTTGGATTGTTTGCTCTTGCAGTACTGATTCAGTCTTGTTCAAAGATGATGTTTTTCTCATGGCCGCAGCGTCTCGCAGGCCGGCCATGTACGCATGTTGCGCAAGAGCCTGGTTCTCAATCTTGTTGAATTTCCCAAACTCCGTTGCCAACGACATAGCCGTACGCTTAGCGCCCTTCTTCTTACCAATCCTATGGCCAACGGCACCGCCGACGATGCTGCCAGCAGCGACGCCGGCAGCAGAACTTATCAGAGGGGTCTTTATTTTCTTTGCAAGCTCCCGCAACTTAGCCATATCTGGCTTGAGATTCATGAGCATTCTCCTTGATAATTCCTCGTTACGACAATAATATAGTTATGGTAAGGGGTGAATGCAAGCTAAGGGTGGAGCATGACACAAAATGTAGTATATTTTGTAATGTAGGAGCATACCTATGGTGGTCATACCATTCAAGCGCTTCATCATAACGCTTCTGCTCTTCAACAAGAGCATACCATACATCGTCGACAAGCTCAAGTCTTTTGGGTACCACGTCGAAGATGCTGCAGTTGGCGTGATATTCAAAGAGCTGAAGGACACGCTGCCCAGTTCAATCAAGTCTTTGATTGAGAGCGGTACTTCACTTGACCCATCGGATGAGACGCATAAACAATGGCTTGAACACTTTGGTATACTGGATTTCTACGATTATATCAATTCCAGCGGCAAGCGCTCCGATGGATCTCCGCTGTATTTCAAGTGGTTTGACGACTGCATGTGGATTCACACCTACCGTGACATCATGTGCCTTGTCAACATCTTCTTGTTCAACGGCGAGCCGCCAGACCAGATATCGGATGTTGTCCAGTTCAAATACAAGAAGAAGATTGGCGTCGATGCGATAGGCCGATACCAATCAATATTTTGGAACACAGATGGCATGACGGCAAAGGATGCCGTTGAGTCGTGTATTCCATTCCAGGACAACTCTGTCATCGTCCGAAGCATACGGAAGGGCAGTGAAAAATTTCTACCTACTGAAAATGAACCGTCCAATGATGGTTCAGACATAGGGTTCGTCTTCCATGATTCTGAATACATCAAGTGGAAGATCGGGTACCGCTCAACCAGGGTCCCCGGCACGGCCGATTTTCTTGACCAGGTAAAGCGGGATTCGTACTTCAAATACTACGAATCCATGAACGCGACTCAGAGCGTAGAGTCAGAGGAGTCCACTGGATTCAACGACAAGATCGGCGAATTCAGCCAGAAGATGACTCGGTATCGCAACCTTGAAGAACAGCGGGCTAAGCTTGCAGGAAAATGGCTTGAAACGTTCTTGAAGGCCGATAAGGGCAAGCCGCCTGAGAATATGGATAAAGACGACTTCTTCGAGCGGATGCAGCAGGTTGAGCTTGAGTTCTCTGAGTTTACAGATGAGAAGATCGTCAACATCAAAGATAACCCTGATGTCATCAAAGACATTAAGGGCGACATGCAATGAACATTTCTCCTGTTGCATTCGCAACAAGCGTGTTTCGTATCAACGGCATGCCAATGCATATGCCGCCAGATACAATGCGCCACCTGTTTCCTATATACAATCGTAAATCAAATGCACTGCTTCTCAAGTTTGGCAGACAGACCCATAAGTCTACCACCATTGGCAACAAGCTTACATTGCCATGCCTGAAATATCCAAACTATCACGCCCTGTACGTTGCGCCCACTGGAAACCAGGTATCGGTTTTTTCAACAGACAAGCTTGACGGAACACTGCGCGGATCAGAAATCATCAGCAACCACTATGTAGACACCAGCACCAAAGACCAGGTGTACTACAAGGAAATGGTCAACGGAAGTCGCATCTATCTCAGATCGGCCTTCCACTCTGCTGACTCAATCCGTGGAATATCTGCTGATGAAACGTGCCTCGATGAGATACAGGATATGATCAGTGACCATATCCCGGTCATCGAACAGTGTATGAGCCACAGTTTGGCCAAGTATGAACAGATGAAAGAAATTCATCCTGGCCTGCCAATGCACCTGTTCAACAGCCGCATATACGCAGGTACTCCGAAAACAATGGAGAATACGCTTGAGAAGTATTGGGGCAACTCAAGTCAGAATGAGTGGATCATCAAGTGTACCCATTGCAACAAATGGAACTACATCAATGAAAACAACATTGGTCCGACATGCCTGATATGTAACAAGTGCGGTAAGCCGATCCATTATCAGGATGGGCGATGGATATCCATGAACCCGGAAGGGTTTATTGATGGATACCGGCTTCCTCAGATTGTCCTTGAATGGATCAACAACCCAAGGAATCCAGAAGCTTGGAAGATCAACGTCATCAACACCCGCAAGATTTATTCGACTGAGAAGTACTTCAACGAAGTTCTTGCCCTTCCGTACGCCAACGCACGCCATCCGCTCAACATCATGGAGATCCGCGCCGTATGCAAAGACAGTATTGAGGTCATCGAACCAGAACGTGCCTTTGGTCATCCGTTGATATCCGATCTTCCGAAATACGCAGGAATAGACTGGGGCAAAGGGGATACGGCGAACGGGACATCGTATAGCATGATTTGTATCGGCACGTTCATCAACAGTCGATTCAGATTGCTGTACATGAAGCGATACTCAGGAAGAATGTCAGACCCGCTTCTCCAGGTTGAAGACATGCTGAGGATCATCGAACAGTATGGAGTCACCCTTACACTTGCCGATACCGGGGACGGGCGTACATCGAACGCTATGATGGTTCAGAAGCTGACCGCTTCAAAGTTCGGCGAAGTCTATGAGCACGCGACACTGAAGCAGAAGATCAAATGGGACAGGTTCAAGGGAACCTATCTCATCAATCGCACAAGAATGATGACCGACATCTTCATGCAGATCAAGCGTGCTGAGGTCGACTTCTTCAATTACGCGTCATTTCAAGACTTCTCCGATGACTTCCTTGGCATTTATTCCGAGTATAGCGATCGAACCAGGCTGACCAAGTACGACCACAACATACCAGACGATGCCTTCCACGCGTACATGTTCTGCAGGATGGCGGCCGGCATACATCGTGGTGAATACAACAAGTATCTTGTTGGTGGTATGAATGAAGACCAGTACGCCGAAGACACCCACAGGGTTCTGGGGTAAGCTATGCCATTCAAATCAAAAGCACAGATGCGGATGATGTTCGCGAAAGAAGAGCGTGGAGAAGTTGTCAAAGGTACTGCCAAGAGGTGGGCCAAAGAGACCAAGAATATCGACAATCTTCCAGAACATGTCAAGCAGGCTCAGGTCATTCAATTGTTCACAAAGCTGGCCGAACGCCTCATTAACACTCGGCCAGTTCCGGCAGCCATAGCTCTTCAAAAAGCTTCTGCCGCAGAGAGGGATCGTAAGCAAAAGGGGATGAACATAGTTGAGTACCGCAATTACCTTGCTCAAAAACGCAATGTGGTAACCAAAGGCTCATCGCCAAAAGGGGTGCCGCATTAGCCTGGAACAATCAGGCCGGACGGAGCGACCTTCATGTCGTGTGATGCTGCATATTGCTTCTTGTGGATACCGAGGGTCTGGTCTGCCAAACTGACCGAGTCCTGTCCTTTGTGCCGCAGAGCTGCCTCGCTCAGAATCTCCTGCACCGTCTTATCAAACAAGTCTTCGTACCACTCGACGCTTTTCTGGTATTCGGCCAGATTAGCTTTTCTGAATTCGTGGATCAGGTTGCGCTTGACGACAACCAGGACATCGAGCGGCATCCTGTCCCCACGGCTGATCTTCAATTCGAAAAGCTTTGCGACATACGCCTTGAAGATATCAACGAGAAGCTCATGTCTGTCAAGCTTCGGGTCTGCATTGATTACCGATTTGACCAGCTCTTCCTGGAAGTTGTATTCATCGCTCATGAGTGGCCTCCTTAGGGCTGTCGGTAATATACGTTTGCATTTCGCATATGGCAAGCTGGTATTTTGTTGATGGGCGGTTGATTACATGCTATATTTGCGTTAAGAGGACGAATATGAATAAGATTGCCATGGCTTCATTCCGCAACGAGTTGGAAAAGAATTCATCACTCGGGTCATTGATGGCTACCAATGTGATGCCATTCCTGCATAAGCCAATATCGATAGTTGGCGGGTCGTTTAACAAATACTTTCCAACGTTCAAGAAGGGTTTTGCTGGACTTGGAAACGCCCTGGCAATGGGAGCAACTGGCGCTGCTGGAGTTGGGGCGTACGCGCTCTATAAAGGCATGAAAGAACCACCAGAAGTAAACATGAGCGGATATTGACATGGAACTTATCGATTCCATCAAACAGGTTGCTCACCGTGCTGCAGAAAATTATCTGCTGACCGGCAACAGTATGAATGATGTTATCTTTCAAGCGTACGTCGCTGGAGAGATCGAAAATGATGAAATTCTCAAACGAGTATGTGAGCAGGCTAACCAGAATGTTTACCTATCCCTGTTCAACGATTCATCTGTAGATAAATCCAACATACAATTCGAAATGGCCGATTGGAACGAAATACTTACCAACATCAAGCAAAGAGAGATCGAAATGAAAGAATACGACACTCCTCCGGTTGACTTCAGAACACAGATCAATCCTCGCGTCGTCGAGTCTGAAAAAACCGCAGAGGACGCATCTGTATTCAAGAAGCTTGGATCTCTGCGAATAATGGTGAATCTCAAGGACAGGATGGAGAAACTCGCGAGAGATTTTGAATCCATGCGTGTATCAGAAGTTGGAAATGCCGAAGAGGCGTTTACAAAAATGTCTCATGATGCGCGCGTCATGGTTGCCAATAACGAATCGATTGGCGACATGGCAAAGATTTCTGCAAGGCTTGCTGTTTCTATGGGTCTTGGTTTTGAAAAGGTCGCATCTGCATACAGCATTATTCAAGCAGATCTGCATAAGCACGGGTTTGTCGTCAACAGCGAATTCACTAAGCTGTCATCCATGACGATAAACGATCAATCTACAATACTTGAACCGGTTAAAACCTTCCTTCTATCTATTGAAAAGGCCGCCGCGTTCAAGGCAATGCACGATCGGGCCGAAGGGGTCGCGTCCAAGATAAGTGAATCAATCGCCAGGGAAATGGCTAAGTCATGAGTGTGAGCAATGTTGGAATAGAGGCCAAGATAAAGCTCCTCAAGGGAGTTGCCGACGCCATTGAAGACTCGCCGGTGGAAGACAATTTGTTGAACAGAACGCTTCTCGCTGGTGTTACTGGCGGCACGACATTTGGACTATCAAGAGCATTCGGGCAGAAAATGCCAACATCTGTTGCTCTTGGGATTGCTGGTCTTGTGTCTGGATATGGCGTATTGCCTCTTACCCATATGATCAGGAACAATCAAAAAACCTCAATCATCAAGAAACAGATGCACAAAATGCATGACGCAAGTCGAGACGTATTCGACAATGCAAGTGCGCCAATTAATGAGTTGTTTGCAAAACGGGCCGGGCTTGGATGGAACACCGTTAGGGGCGTCGGCAAACTTCTTGGTGGCGCTGCAATTTTTGGTGGAAGGCAAATATGGAAAGGCTTGAAGCCTGCCGCAAAGGCTGTATTGCCTTCCGGTAAAACGTATATGCCACCACATAGATTGGTTCGAGGGGCTGTTGTGAAAGGAACGGCTCTCGTTGGCGGGATGACGGCAACATCTGCTACTATTGGAAAAATCACCAATCCTACCGTAGAATCCGGTGCAAACTACACAACATACCTTCGCAATAATGTTTTGGCTGGAAGAATAAACCCCAATCAGCTTGGTGCAGACGATTTGGCGGACATAAAAAGGCTGGGAATGAGATGAATATTCAAACAGCCATGCCATATTTTGCAATCGAGATGTCGAAAACGTCTGGTGTCGGTGGGGCATTGCTCATGGGCGGGCTGACACTTGCGTCAATGTCTGGAGTTGCTGCAAGCAATGCTCAAACTGCCAAACTGTCTCCGCCACAGACCGGTCTCGATAGCTATCAGCTCGGGGAGAGCAATGATTATCAATTCGATGGCGGAAAGCATCTTCCAACCAAACCGGTTACATCATTGAATAGTGCTTTTGCCGGAACAGCATATTAAGGAGTCAGACATGTCAATGGTAAAAGAGGCTGCCGATAGGCTTTTGAGAAGGGGCGAACTCACACAGAATGAATACAATCTTCTTGAATCTCGTGGGTTGCTCAAAGAGGGCGCCATTAATTGGAAAAAGATCCATACCCAATCCAAATTAGTCGCGCGAAATATCAGAAACTTTTCCAAGGATATTGTATTGCCATTGGGGGCAATAACCGCTGGCGGCATAGCACTCAAAGAACTGCTGATCGACCCTGCCCGAGAACGAAGCGCTATAAACAAATCGTTCCAAGCGATGTCATCAAAGGTTCCGCAGTTGATGGATAAAAATCCTCAAGAGATTCGTGATTATTTTGATGTCGTTAAGATGTTTTCACCAAAGGCTGCCTCAAATCCATTGGTCGCCGGAGCGCTTGTCAATAAGATGATAGAGTTTGGGGGTGTGGATCACAAACTGGTTCAAGACATCTCCAGTCTCGAAAACGGTGGATTGAGCAAACTCCCAATGGTCGACAGGGTTATTGAATCTTCTGTTGGATCAATGCTGGGTGCAAAGAAAAAGGCCTGACATGAGCATGACATCATGGATGTTGAAAACATCTGCTGATAGTTCTCTTTCGAAAGAATGGGCAGCCGCCGGAGGGTCCGCGCTTGGGAAGGCCGTTGGCAACGGTATCAAATTCCTTGCAAAGCACCCATACCTGACAACAGGGTTGCTGATTGGTGTTCCCGCATACTTTGCCATTGATGAATTCATGGATCAGGTGTATACGTTTGATCTGATGAGGCAACAGAACGCCCTTGCTGCCGAACAAAACAGAAGGCTGGCGGCACTCGGCAACATCAATCAAATGCAGCTTGATCAACAAATCAATCCACTCAAATTTGATCCAACAGCGCAGATGCCAAAGATTATGAAAAGGCCGCTGACATGATCAAGTATATCGAATACGATTCATTCGACGAATACGGTCAGCACATCATACCGCTTTCGTCATTCTCGAAAGGGCTGATCAAGACTGCTGGCCAGTTCTCTCCAGAATTGATGAAGGTCATACTCAATATGAAGCGCCTGGCGAACCGGTATTACGTGGTCGTCAATGCACTCGGGTCGCATGAGTATTGGGGATGCAACCGAAATGGTGATGGATTCCCAGAACGCGGATTGTCGCACCTGTCCTTGCGCACCGACATGAATACTCCGAACGACTACGGATACAAGACGTTCGAGTACTATGCGCGCTTCTATCAGCACCATGTGAACAAGGATCCCAAAAAATCGTTTGGAGAAGTCGTCTTCGCATATTGGAATCCAATGATTCACCGTGTTGAACTCATCATTGCCATCGATGTCGAAAAGGCCAAAGACATCGTTGATGCCATAGAAAATGGTGAGCAGGTAGCGGTGTCAATGGGGTGTAAGGTCAAGTACGACCGCTGTAACATCTGCGATCACAAATCCAAGGCGGTCAAGGAATACTGCGTCCACCTGAAGAAATACATGTGCCATGTCATTGATGCCGACCTTGCCCGCCGGTGGTCTATTGAGCTTGGAAAGACAATCAAGCCTGGTACACAGGTGTGCGCCATCAATGACTACCCTCGATTTTTTGATCTATCACGAGTATTCATCGGTGCCGACAGGGTATCATTCATGCTCGGAAAGGCCGCCTCGGTTGGTACGGTAATACCATCGGCCTGTATAGGTATGGTTACCGGTATCACAGATGACGAGGTTGATAAATACGCCAGGCTTTTTAACAAGACTGGCACAATTGGAAAAGAGGTAGGGTCACTTGGCCCTGGCGATATTGATGGCGGTGTCGGCAAGAGCACTGAGCAGTCAGTAATCGACAAGGCTCTTGATGAAAAAATGCGTCGGGCCATCGTGGCCGAGCCGAAATTGCCGAACGAAATAATTGATAGCGCAAGCGCAGCTCTTCCATTGAGATCAATTATATCGACAATGCTTGGGATGGGCATACATCCAAAGCCCGCAGAATTTCAACGCATTGTCTTGATTCGAATGGGTTGCAAGCCGGTTGCCGACGAACTGGAAAGAAACAATATTGTCTTTGATCAGAACGTTGCAAGTCAAATACCATTCGATTTCGGACCAAACGATTTCTCAGATCAGCTTGCAAATTCTCTTATTCCATACATGCAGGCAAGAAGCTCAATGCCTCAATTCCTATCTCCAAGAATTGTAGAGATTGAGAAAAACGCTTCTATACCTGTGCTTTTGGCTTTGACTATGGGACCAGGCATTGGCGCCACCACTGCTCCAAAACATGAAGACATTCTTGGAATCCAATCAAAACCCCAAGATGTAACAATGTCTTCAGCCATTCCGTCAACCATTATATCTGGTCTGGCTGGCATAGGCGCCCTGTATGCGTATCTCAAAATGAAGTCGATGAATGTATCTCCAGAAACAATCATGGTCGCCCTGTCGAAGCCGTGGTTTAGAAATCTTTTGTCTGGGGCGGCAGTGCATGAAGTATATAGAAAAATCAACGAGATTGACGAAAGTCGCCTGTTCACACCAGCGAGTGCGTATGCTGGAAGATTACAGGATACCGGTTTTACCGGCATCATGGTAAAGAAATCCTCTCTTGGTGTTGCCATACTATACCCGATGGCTTACGTGAAAAACTTCTACGATAATCGGGAAACAGTACAGCCATCGATGATGAAGATGTCTTCAATAAGCATTATCGAGCCATTCATTGACACCATGAAAAAATCATTGCAGTCTATTAAGTGAGGAGGTTACAATCTATCTAAAGCCTGCAACTATTGATTCTTGCGTTACGTCATCGTATATTTTAGGCATTGAGTAGGAAACAACATCCTTCAATATGGAGGTTTCAAATGAGTGAGAGGACGCGTAAGACCAGTTTTGAGGACCACCTGAATGTGGTTTCTCAGCAGCACAGCAAGACGGCGTCGGCGAAGTCGACTGATGGGCAGGACATGCTTCAGCGTCTTGCTGCTGAGCTTGGGATGACCAAGTCGGCAGAAGAGGCCGGCGTGACGGCCCCGGCAGCCCCGACGGCTGAGGGCGAGAAGTCACCTGCGGCGGCGACGCCAGCAGTGGCCAATCCGGCAGTGTTGGCGGCAACCGAAGCTGTTGCGGTCCCCCAGGCAGTGATGGCCGGCATGAGCAACGAAGAGCAGGTGGCTGGCGATCAGCCCGCTGGTCTTGCGGTTGCGACTCCGGTTATCGGAAGCGGCACCGGCGATGTGATGACCGCGATTGGTCTGAACCGCACCGATGAAGCTACTATGGCAGCCGCAGAGCCGGCATCGAAGGAAGATTCGGTTGAGGCGGAGAAGATTGGCCGCCTGATGGCGCATGCTTTCAATGACGAGCTTTCCAATATGGCAGCTTACAATCAGTATTCAGAGGCGGTCGACATTCTGAAGCAGGCCGGCATCCTTGATGGCTACAAGCTGAATGATGAAGGCATTGAGAAGAACGCTGGTGCAACCGAAGGCTTCCTGGAGAAGATCGCTGCGAATCAGAGCCTGACTCGCGACGACATCGTCGGCGCTGCCCTCGAACTCGTCGATCTTCAGAAGCAGGCCGCTCTGGCTGCCGAGGAAGGCCGCGATGAAGCACGCGCTCTCGTGAAGCTCGCCGAAGAGATGTCCGGTGAGAAGAAAGATGACGAGGAAGAGGGAGAAGAGGAAGGCGAGGAAGGCGGGACCGAAGAGGAAGAGAATGCTGAGGAGAAGAAAGAGGGCGAGAAGGTTGCTTCCCTCATGAAGAATCCTCAGGTCGTGGCGGCGGTTCGCGTCCTGAAGCAGAACGGCCTCCTGTAAGAACAGGTTGTTGAAATGGTCTTCAAAGAGACATCGATCGGCCGGATGATACTCGACAGCATTACGTCGAGTTCTCCGGCCATCAAAACAGCGTCAGTTCAGTATACGCCTGCCGACGCTTCAAAGATTTCTCAGGGTCTGACCAAGGTTGCCTTTCTGCCATACAAAGCAGGGGCCTTCAAGTCAACCCAGGAAATGATGAAGATTGCCGCCGAGTGTCTTGACGCCATGGTTCAAATGGTCGAATCGACGCAAAAGCAGGTTGCCGATTTCGAGAAGGCCGCAAACATTCGCGGACTTATCGATATGATGGTTGACAACGGGTTGATCGACAAAGGTGAAGTTCAGGAGAAGATTGCCGAGCTTGCCCCCAAGTCTGATCGCGAATTGGAAATCATCAAGGAAGCAGCCAAGCTTGCATGTCGTCGTGATCGATCGGGTGGTATTTTCGAATTCGATAAGACAGCCGAGGATTCATCAAAGGCCGCATCTGAAAAACGCGGCATATTTGATGAGGTAATCGGCGGCGAAGAAATGTGAAAAACTCAAACCAATAGAGGTGTAACATGCTGGATATTCTGACTCCGCTTTCCAAGCTGACCCGTGTTTCTCGCAGCATTGGCGACACCGCTGCGTTCACCGGTGTGGTTCCCGGCATTTGGGGACAGATCGAGTCCGATGGGTCAATCAACAAGGTCGCAAACGGAAGTGCTCTTCTGGTTTTCAAGCTGATCATCAATTCGGCTTCTGACAGCAAGTACGAGAGCCAGGACGTCGAGGTTGGCCGCATCGCGACGCTTGAGAGCCCGGGCGCCCGCTGCAAAGTGTCGTCAGTTGGATACACCGGTTCGATTGCGGCCGGCGACGACCTGATTGTCAGCACCACTTCGGGTGAAAATGGCAAGCTGAAGACCGTTCCTGTTGCTGCGGGCACCTATGTGGTTGTGGCCCGTTGTGAGCAGGTGAACTCAAGCGAGGGGTGGGTCCTCTTCGAGACGATCTCTCCGCGCACTGTTGTTGTGTCATAAGTTGTAAGAATCAATGGGTAGCCATCGATTCTGGTGGCTACCCAGTTGTGAGGTAGATCATGTGGGTTAGGCCGGTGTCCCACAATAAACATCGTCCAACTACTTCTTTCAAAGTGAGGGTGTCATGCTTAACGATTTGACCAGTGTGCAGTTCAACGATCAGTTCCTGGAGAAGATTGCGACAGTCCAGGGGCAGGCCGAGCTGACGGAAGCTGGCCGTCAGTATGTGAAGATTGAGCTGATGGAAGCCGCGTTCTCACGGGCCATCATACCTCAGGAGCCGATCACCACAGCCGATTGTCAGCGCAACGTGAATGACAATTCGCTGTACCTGGTTCGCGACATCGAGCCAGGTGCAGCGAAATGGCATGCACGATGCGCTCACAATTGACTGAGGTGACGGGCTCCTG